CCTTTAAAACTGACGCACCACGCCCTTGGTGCTTTTGCGCCTGTCGGCCATTACCGCTCCGCAGCCTTTCGCGACCGCTTCGCCTTTTTTGCTTTTGCCTTGGTACGGCCTTTTTGCTCCGTTGACTTCTCCGCCGAGTCGGTATCCTTTGACCTTGGCTTTTTTGGTGTTGCTGACAACGGTTTTTCCTTTTCTGCCAGCCGCCTTTTTTTTCTTTGCAGTATCAGATCTATCTTTTTTAGAAAGAGAACGTGCTTTAGCCAGCGGAAGGCATCGGTCAGGGTTCTTCTTGTCTTTTGAAGTACCGCACTCACCTTTAATCTTGCCATCGGTTCCTATCCTTACCCACTTCTGATCACGCCATTTCTTTAGCTCACCCATTACGCTCTCTTCTTCTTTTTGCCCTTTGCGCCTTTTGCATAGTTTGGGTCTTTGCAATACTTAGATGCAGCCATGTTCGCATAAGCAGAGGGATATGTATCAAATGTGCGCTGGGCCCAAGCCTTACCCTTTGGGCAAATTTTACTGCCTTTTGATTTAGCAGAAACACCGCCACCATTCTTGTAGTATACAAGACCCTTCGGTGTTTTACCGGGTGGCTTTGACACTTGCTGTTTCATCTGCCCTCGGGACATAGCCATAATCACGCTCCATGTACAACTTTATGTACGATATCTCTGATGCAATAACTTCCGTTTTTTTATCTACAGAAATTAAAGTATTAGTTGCCCAACTTGCCCAGCTATAGGTAACCGCGCCAACGCCGCCAATAAAACCAGTAGCCACGATAACTATGAACTGCTTACCTAACATTTCCAACGCTTCCTTGCTTGACGAAGCCTGCTGTTTGGATCTTTTGCAGCCTTCGGAAACTTCTTCATCTGTCCCGCAGAACGAGCGCAATAAGACTTGCGCCTCTTCGCGTCCTTACTGCCCTTCTTAACCTTGCCGGTAACCGCGGTCTTTAACTTAGAACCAGGGTTGGCTCTTCGATGAGCCTTTACACCATCCTCAGTCATTCCCGCCCCAGACTTAGTGGGGCGGTAATTCTTTTTTGTGCGCCTGATCGGTTTATCACCCATGACGATTAGTACTCTTTACGCATCTCAAGAATAATAGTGTACGTGTCGGCGCTAGTATGCCCCACAGTGGTAAACATAATGTCACCGGTCTTCCCAGAACCCGAGTTGTTAGTCAGGCCCCCAAAGGTGGTGTAGTCATGATTGCCGCTTTGGTTTTCACCTAGCTCAATACACAGAATGTCAGTAGTTGCATCCCATAGGATTTGCACCTTCATTCCAATACACTGCCACCAGATGCGCTCTATCACTACTCCAGTGCAGGCTGTGCCGTCAGAGTTAGAGGCCAACGCTGAAACATCGACCTTCTTTACCGCAGACTCACCAGTACCATCTGAGATGTTAGTAAACTTTTGAATGACCTTTTTTGAGCCATCAAAAAGCGTTTGTGTAGCTACAGCATCAGCCATCTCACACTCCTATTTATGCAATTTGCACATACTCAATGATGAACGTAAATGAACCCGCTGTTGTGGCATCGACAGTATTAGTGATGTTGCAGTAGATTGTACGTTCTGCAGAGGTGTACTGAACAGAGGCTGGAGCAGTAGTGCCGTCCTGAGTTTGCAAAACCAACGCGGTTATAGTCACGTTATGCTCAACAACAGTCGTGCCGCCATCTAAGATTTCATCAGTCTGAGCCGCAACGATCTGTGCGCCAGAGCTAGATGTTCCAACTTCATAACCAATATCACCTGTGCCGATTACTGGCGAGGTATCACAGAAAATCTTAATGTCTGTAATGATTGTGTTTGCTGGTTGTGTGAACTCACCAATGGTCGGACTATCACCTGCGGTAGTGTTTACAGTAACACCTGTCGCGTAACCAACATGTTTCACATACTTGTTAGTAACAATACCAGTGGACGCGGTGCTTGCCACAGTGGTTTCTGTACCTGTTGTGGAGTCTGTAGAAATTATTTGAAAACCGTTTTCAGACCGTACTGGTCCTGAAAATGTAGAATTACCCATGATTATCTCCTGTCTTGGGTTAAGTCAGATGCTTCATGCACCTGTCAGGGATACCGTGATTGTACAATACGTTTAAACAAAAAGAAAGGGGCCATCCGAAGACGGCCCCAGTTTACAATACAGGGAGGTTGTATCGCAATATTATACGCCAGGAGAACCAAAAACGCAACGAGGATCTGAGAACCCAAACGAGTAACGCTCACGGGCTTTAAACCGCATGTTACCAGTGTCAAAGTCCGCTTCCATGTTGGTTGAAAGAGGCGTCCGCTCAAAGTGAATGAACCCGCGAGGAGCATCGGTCAAAACAAAAAACGCATCTGGATCTGTCAAAAAGTCGTTGACGGCGTAACCACCGGGCAACATTCCCATAGACTTCACTGCGTTTATATCGTTGTCCGAAGTGCCTACCCGAAGTTCAGTGTTGAGTATCCGTTGAGCTACAAACTGTAGCTGGCGCGGAATAATCATCTTCACACCACGAAGAGCAACCTTCAGGCCACGCTCATCAACGAAGCCAGCGATGTTGATAAGAGCGTCCTCAAGAGAGGTTTCGTTCAAATCAGCGGCTGACACGTTGTCGAGAGTTCCACCGTTAGTCAGTGGGTGGTTGGATGCACAAAGAGCAACCCCGTCACCACCTGCCGAAGCACCCGCAGTAAACGCATTGTTAAGAACCGCAGCGGCCTTAACTTGTTTACTGTGAGCCATCGAACGAGCAAGGGCTTTGGTATAGCGTGATCCAAGACGATCATAGAGATTGTCCTCAATTGCTTCTTCCGTAATCGAGAAGGCCAACGCCAGCGTTTCATGATTATAACGAGCGGTGTACGCTTCGTTAGCATCATCGTAACTTATGTTACTTCCCTCTGCCTTAGTGGGCGCAGCGCCAAATCCACTGAGCATCACCTCTTCCTCGAACGCTCTGTCCGAAGATTCGGTTGTGTAGATTTCTGCGTGTTGACCCTCGTACCGGTCGTATTCCATTCCAAACAGTGCGTTTAGGCCGGGTTCTAGCTCTTTCGCTAGTTGTGCGCGAGAAATAGCCATTATCTATACCCTTCCTTATACGCCAGTTGTTGAAACAGTGCCAGCTGCAATGGAGCCTGTCGGCGCATTGAAGTGGTTGTTTAAACGAACGATTAACGGGATACCAGCAGCGGTAAAGTCGCTATTTTCTGGGTCATCAAGAACACCCATAATACGACAGAACAACGTGTTGGTGGTTGCGATGGTATTTAAATCCGCAGTTGCAGAAGAAATACCAGTGGTAGTAGAACCACTATTACCTGTAGCTAACGCAATGTTAGCAAAGACCGCAGCACGAACTTCAGCCTCAGTGTTTGCCGCAGCAACAACGTTAGACGTTGCGATGGTAAACAGTTGAGCAGGATTGTCGTACACAAAAGCCTTTACAGGGAAGTTAGAGTCCGCTCCAGATCCAGGCCAATAGTTGGAAAAGATCTTTTCACCGGTAGTAGAAGACACGTATTCGCAACCGTTGAACACACCAACCGTAGAAACGTTACCGCCAGCCGCAGCTTGCAGATCGTCAATTACTCCCGCAGCCAACGGAATAACCGCCATGCCTTGGAAGATTGGGTTGCTGTTATCTGATGCGATACGATATTCAGTTGTACCGGTGGTGTTAGCGGCCGAACCTAAAACACCATACGGGCGGAACCCGAAAGCGACATTAGAATTTGCCATGATAGCACCTCAAATTTTATTCGGACCCGCTTCCGCGACCTCCGAAAGTTACACGGGATTGCCGGTTATTACTAATCGGCATTGAAGGATGTTGCTCCTTCATTAAGTCAGAATCTACAGCGACCATTTGATCTCGGGTCCGTAACCCGTAGTAATCGGCTCGTTCTTTCGCTGTTTCTTCAGGCAGTCTGCAAAGCATTAGTCCACCGTTACCGATTATCCCTGAATACTGACCCTCATCTATTGTGGGGTAAGCATGGTCGGGGTACTCATCTGCGCGAACAGGTTCCCATCCTTCACGAAATTTGGAATAGACATTTGTTTTGTCTTCCTCACCACGCATGGATATTCGGATCCATCGTTGCACATAACCCACCGGGGGGTCAGGAGCCTCTAATCGTTGGGGCGGAGCCCATGGTTTACGCCGCTCAGTTTTTTCGCGAGTTGAGCTTTCTCGAGTTTTTCTTTCAGCCATGGTCTAATCCTTCACAAATTTTGCGTATTCAGCGAGAGGGACGTTAAGTTTCTTCGCCATAATAACTTGCCTCTGGGTCAGCCTGACCGACTTAGTACGCTTCTGGTTAGTGTTACGAGAGGCTGAGGATGCAGCAGAAGCGACCTGGGCACCCCCTCCCGATTTCTTAACGGCAAACTTATTTGGAAACTCCGAACGCATCCGCCTATCTACCTCTGTATAGTAGTCATCGGACGTTGGGTCAAACCCTTCTTGAGTAACCATCCTATTGTGGATAGCAAACACAGACGCCGTCATTACGTCATCGTCACCAAACCAAGTGTTTTTCTTAGCCCAAGCATCTGCTTTAGGGTCTACTTGTGGTGCCTGTTGTTGTTGAGGAGCGGCCGGCTGTTGAACAGGTTGTTGCGCCTGTTGTTCTACCCGCTGTTTAGCAGCGGCAAAGCGGCTTTCATCGTATTGAGCCCTGTTTAAAGCCTTTTGCGCGGCCAACATTGCTTCAGTATCGCCCTCGTCCGCGGCTTGAAGATATGCTTTCTCCGCTGCGGAAGTCTCAGACTGAACACGATTTCCGTACTCATTGAGATACCCAGTATCTAATTGTTGAACTCTTGCCTGAAGCTGCCTGTTTTGCTCTGCTAGCTTTTCCGCAACCTTAGTCGCTTCTTCTCGGCTAACCTGTTCATCACGATACCGCTGGTTAAGTTGGCGTATGCGTTTCTGCACACCCTTACTATACTCATCCAGTTCCTCCGGATCTTCCGCTACAGGTTCAGGAACAATTTCAACTTCGGGCTCTGGTTCAGGAGAGCCCTTCGCTTCTTTAGGCTCCTCTTCTTGACCCTCAATCTCAATCTCAATTTCTTCTTCTACCTCGTTAGACATGTCTGACATCATCTGGCTCCAACAATGTTGCGATTACTTCATCGTCATTAAGAATACGGACTTCTCCACCCTCAATCTTAAATCGAGATCCGGAGTATCTGCCGATGCAAACCCATTGGCCTTCTTTACACCAAGGTGTGCCTTCAAACTTGTCTTGATCCTTATATGCCAAAGGGCCCAACTTGAGAACATATGCCACAACAGTAGCAACAGTTTCTCTTTCCCGAACCTCGTCCGGTATATGCAGGCCAGAAGCTGTCTTTGATTTTCCTTGATATGGCATGACCAAAACCCGCCATCCGGTAGGTTGTGGTAATCTTTCCATCAAGGTCTTGTCCAGAAGGGAAGGGTCTAACACCCGAGCTTCTGGGGGAACATACGCTGTTTCGGAAACATCTTTAGATCGATTGTCCTTAACTTTTTTAGCTACATGTTCAGGAAGAAATAATGTCTTCGACATCGTCTTGATTACTCTCCAACAGGGTCTTGATTTCTTCTTGCGCTAGGGAAAGGCCCCGAATTTCCCCGACAAGCATCTTGTAGTCTTCCCAAGTTTTAACGCTACCTTGGGACATAGCGAATGCAATGTCACTCTCCCTCGCACGAAGAACTTTGTATAAGTACTTAGAAAAGTCTACGACATCCATGATTGTATCCGTATGGCCGTCTTATGACGTTGTCAATCGTCGTTGTATATATTGTCGAAGATTTTAGTAACGTCTAACGTGTAATCTAGGTCAGACTTAGAGTAGTGAATGTGCTGAGATGGGCGAAAGTCAGGGGCGCCCTCCCCCGTTTCAAACCAAGCAGGGTGCGTTACCCGCACTCGATTGTTAGGCAAAGCTACAATATTACCCGTATACTCACCCGCATCCAACAACTCCAATACATGGCTCTGCTTATGC